GAACCTGCGTGGCAGCGTAAGGAAGGAAAAAATCCTGCTGGCGGCTTAAATGCCAAAGGCAGGGCTTCCTATAACCGTGCCAATCCCGGTAAACCGGGGTTGAAAAGACCGCAGCCTGAAGGCGGCGCTCGCAAAAAATCATTTTGTGCCCGAATGTCTGGCATGAAGAAAAAACTCACCAGTGCTAAGACGGCGAATGATCCGAACTCGCGGATCAATAAGTCGCTTCGTGCGTGGAACTGCTGAGATGCCCAGTAAATCCGGCAAACAACACCGTTTGATGGCGCTCGTTGCTAACGACCCCAAAGCAGCCAAGCGTCTTGGTATTCCTCAATCTGTGGGTCGTGATTACGTTGAGGCCGACAAGGGCCGTAAATTTGGAGACTCCAACATGATGAAGAAAGGTATGAAAGACAAAATGGGCCGTGCTATGGCGATGCGAGGTGACATGGCTGACAAAATGGGTCGCGCCATGGCTAAGCCAATGGGCATGAAGAAGGGCGGCATGGCCAAGTCTGGTGGTTCGGTCTTCCGCAAGGCCGCTGATGGCATTGCCAGCAAAGGCAAGACCAAGGGCAAGATGGTCAAAATGATGATGGGCGGGAAGTGCTGATGAACCCGCTGCCCAAAGGTCCACAAGGACCACGCCGTTCACCAGAACAGGCTGCGGCGGCACGTAGAGAACGTGACGAACTTGAAAGAGTTCGTCAGGAAGAGATGGCTAAAAAGATGCGCGAAGCGTATGAAAAAACGCAGAGACGCAGTGTGTCCGGTATGAAAAAAGGCGGGAAAGTTTCCTCCGCCTCCAACCGTGCAGACGGTATCGCTAAGAAGGGCAAAACCCGAGGGAAGTTTGTATGAAACGCGTTAAAAAGTTTGGTCCCCGTTACGGGATGAAGCGTTTTGCTGAAGGAGGCAAAACGACTGATGAAGAGCGATATGGCAAAGTTGGTGCGGAAATCCGCAGACTTGATCCTGAAGCCTATAAAAATCGTTCTGATAAATCTGCGGCAGCAAACATGAAGTTGCTGAAAGAACTGCGAGAGAAAAAGAAAGAACCCGCCTCTCGCAAGATGTCTACTGATGAATTTATGCAGGGGACGAGGAAGCGTGGGTTTGACGTAAGTTCTTCTGAGAGCGATACGCCGCCCCGCAAAATGTCTACTGAAGAATTCATGGAAGGAACCAAGAAGCGTGGGTTTAACGTAAGTTCGCCAAAACGGGCTGAAAGCGATACCCCGGCACGCAAGATGTCAATTGACGAGTTAATGCAGGGAACCAAAAAGCGTGGGTTTGATGTAAGCGCCCCGCGAAGGGCTGAAAGTGACACCCCTGCTCGTAAGATGTCTGTTGATGAATTTGTAGGCGGGATGAAGCGCGGCGGCTCTGTCAAATCCTCCGCTTCCAAACGTGCTGACGGGATTGCCAAGAAGGGCAAGACCCGAGGGAAGTTCGTCTAATGATGCCCTCTCGCGGTATGGGCGATATCAACCCTAAAAAGATTCCTCGTGCCAAACGGCGCGGGGATTCTAAGCCTGTCATTGGCACGGGTAAGCCCATCCGCACTTTCAAGAAGGGCGGCGAGAGCAAAGTCAACGAAGCGGGTAACTACACCAAGCCCGGTATGCGTAAGAGCCTGTTTGAGTCGATCAAGTCTCGGGCCGTGCAAGGTACCGCCGCAGGGCAGTGGAGCGCGAGAAAAGCACAATTGTTAGCGAAGCAGTATAAGGCTAAAGGCGGAGGCTATAAGTCGTGAAGGCACCTCAACAGTCGTTGAAGGCTTGGACGCAGCAGAAATGGAGAACAAAAAGTGGTAAACGATCTAGTGACACGGGTGAAAGGTATTTACCAGAGGCTGCGATCAAGGCTCTCAGCCCTAACGAGTATGCCCGAACCACCGCAGCCAAACGTAAAGGTAAAGCGCAAGGCAAGCAGTTTGTCGCGCAGCCTAAAGGCGTTAAAGAAAAAGTAAAGCCGTATAGACGGCGAGGTATGTAATGGTCGATAAGACTACAGCGACGACAGACTTCAACCTCGACCTCAATACCATCATTGAGGAAGCCTTTGAGCGTTGTGGTGCTGAACTACGCACGGGTTATGACTTCCGTACGTCGAAGCGTAGTCTTGCCTTACTCCTGATGGACTGGTCTAACCGAGGCATTAACCTCTGGACGTTAGAGGAAGGTACTCACACCCTGACCTACAACGTTGGTACTTATGATCTTCCGGTGGATACCGTCGATCTTTTGGATCACGTGATCCGTACGGGGTCTGGCACGAATCAGCAGGACATCAATATCTCGCGTATTTCGTCTAGTACCTACGTGTCTATTCCTAACAAGAACGCGACAGGCCGACCCATTCAGATTTGGATCAATCGACGTACTGGGGCGACGGGTGCAGATAATGTCGTGGTCCACCCGCAGTTCACGGTCTGGCCGAAGCCGGATAACAGCACGACTTGGACCCTGTATTACACGCGGCTACGTCGTATGTTTGACCCCGGCACGGGCGTGAATGGGCAGGATATCCCGTTTCGCTTTCTGCCCTGTATGGTCGCAGGCTTGGCCTACATGCTGTCGATGAAGATACCGGGCGCGGATATTCGTACACCAATCTTGAAAGCCCAGTATGACGAGGCTTGGGATTTAGCCGCCGGGGAAGACAGAGAAAAAGCCGCCGTCAGATTCGTCCCAAGAGAGTCGTTCTTAGGCGGGTATTGAAATGCCTAACCGTTTTGCATCGGGCAAACACGCGATTGCGATGTGTGATCGTTGCGGGTTTCAGTTCAAACTGCGCCAGTTGAAATCTATTGTCATCAAGACCAAGAACGTTAATATCTTGGTTTGTCCAGAGTGTTGGGAGCCTGACCAGCCGCAGTTGTCATTGGGTCTTTATCCAGTCGATGATCCGCAGGCACTTAGGAACCCAAGACCCGACACGAGTTATTTTGCGGTAGGTAATGACGGTGCGAATGGCAGTCGTCAGATACAATGGGGCTGGAATCCGGTTGGGGGATCAAGTTCCTTTGATGCGGCACTAACTCCCAATACATTAGTCCCGGCAGGTGAAGTTGGGACGGTAACGGTCGTTACGACCTAGGAGATTTGAGATGGCTATGACTTTGAAAGAACACGCTAAACTTCCAGCGGGCAAGGCTCACGGCAAGAACGCTAAGGGCTTTTGTGCGGGTGGCAAGACCAACGCGGATATGAAGAAGTACGGTCGGAATATGGCGAAGGTGATGAACCAGCGCAGCCCCGTTCGTAAGTCCTCTGGCCCGAGGTAAGTGCGATGAAAGAACTCAATCCCGGCAAGATTAGACCGAACACTGACCCGACTGGGCAGAATGGCTACCCTGAAAAGGACGTCAACAAAGGCGTCACTCATATGGATATGAAGGGCGCGGGTGCTGCCACGAAGGGTAAGAAGTTCGTGTCGCAAATTAATTTGCAGAACAACGGCAAGGTACGGGCTGGCTGGTCGTGAACTACAGTCAACTCTCAACGTTGATTCAGGATTATTGTGAGTCTACGGAGCAGTCCTTCGTAGCCAATATCCCTACGTTTGTGCAGTTGGCTGAAGAGCGGATTTATAACTCGGTCCAACTTCCTGCGATTCGTAAAAACGTCACGGGCACAATGACGCAGAATCTTCAGTATTTCCAGTTGCCCTCGGACTGGCTCTCGACGTTTTCGCTGGCGGTCATTGACCCGACGACGCAGGATTACGAGTACCTGCTGAATAAGGATGTGAACTTTATCCGTGCGTCGTATCCGCCGCCGAATAGTTATGGCAAGCCTAAGTACTACGCCATTTTTGACGACAACACTATGATTCTGGGGCCGACTCCAGATCAGGCATATACGGCTGAACTACACTATTTCTATTACCCGCCATCTATCGTGACGAACTCAACTTCATGGTTAGGTGACAACTTTGAGACGGTGCTGCTCTATGGTTCGCTTCGTGAGGCTTACACTTACCTCAAGGGCGAAGCCGATATGATGACGTATTACGATCAGAAATATCAGGAGTCACTTGCACTTCTCAAACGTCTGGGTGATGGCTTGGATCGACAGGATGCGTATCGTTCTGGTCAAGTGAGGATTCCGGTCACATGAGTTTTGTAGGTGGATTTGAACTTGGAACCGTGAAGGTTTTTACGACGGATAGTCGCGGGTTTACCCCGGAAGAGTTGGCTAACCGTGCCGTAGATCGCCTTCTTCGCATCAATAACCGTTCAGAACTCAATCGGGTTCTAGCGCAATACTTCAAAGAAGCACAGGACTCCGAAAGGATGAACGTGCGACGGACTCTGGTTGAAAATGGTTTTTTGGATGCTGCAAAACTTTTAGGAGATTGAGATGGCAATTAGCCAAGCGATGACGACCAGTTTTAAGGTCGAAATTCTGGACGGCGTTCACAACTTCGGAACCGGCGTGATCCGGGCTTCGACGGCTGCGGATGTCTTCAAGATTGCGCTATATACGTCCTCCGCTACGCTCGGTGCTTCAACTACGGCGTATACGACCTCAAATGAGGTCTCTTCGTCCGGTACGAACTATGCGGCAGGTGGTAAAACACTTACGATTTCGCAAGTTCCGACATTTACGACTACGACGGCGTGGTTGGACTTTGACGATATCACGTGGGACTCGGCCACGATTACGGCGAACGGGGCGTTGATTTATAACGCTACGCAGGGCGATAAAGCAGTAGCGGTTTTGGCATTTGGTGGTGATAAGACCTCAACGGCAGGCAACTTCACCATCCAGTTCCCGGCTGCGGCTTCGACCACTGCAATCCTCCGTATCGCCTAATTAGGCTAGAGCCGTGGCAGGCGTTATTGTCGCCTTCGACGGTTGGAACGCTTCTGGCGTAGGCTGGGGCGAACAAGGCTGGGGCGAAGGAGTTGGCAACCTTACTGCGACAGGAGCGGTAGGGTCTGTTGTTGTCTCGGCTCATGCCATTGTCCCTGTTACGGGGCTTGAAGCCACAGGTCAGATTGGTACGGTTACGGTCGTTGGCGTAGCCAATGTTCCCGTTACAGGCGTTGAGGCGACAGGTGAGACCGGTACGGTCTTTGTCGTTACTGATCAGGTTATTGTCGTCACAGGTGTTGAGGCGACAGGTTCGGTCGGTGATGTCACGGTTGCGGCTTCGGCGGTTACACCGGTCACAGGTGTTCAGGCTTCGGGTGCCGTTGGCACCGTATTCGTTGTCACGGATCAAGTTCTTTCGGTCACGGGCGTTGAGGGGACTGGGGCAACAGAGACGGTTAAGGTTGTCATCACGACGGTTGTCTTGGTTACAGGCGAGGCCGGGACCGGTGAAGTTGGCGATGTTACGGTTGCAGCGGGTGCGACAGCGTTCCCGAATGGCGTTGCGGCGACAGGTCAGACCGGCACGGTTTTTGTTAAGACGGATCAGGTTCTTTCCGTTACAGGGGTTGATGCCACAGGTGCGGTCGGCACGGTCACTATCCTTCTTGAGATCACGGTTTTTGTCACGGGTGTTGCAGCGACCGGGGCGGTTGGGTCAGTTACTACTCAATCGGCTGCAAATGTTATAGTCAACGGAGTCTTTGGAACGGGTGTTATTGGGCCGGTCAATGTCTGGGGTCAGATTAACACCAACCAAAACGCAAATTGGACAGGCATTAACGACGCGCAAAGCGCGAATTGGTCAGGTATTAATACGACGCAAAACCCAAATTGGACGCAAATTGCGGCGTGAGGTAAATCAAAATGGCGAGTACATATTCAACTAACCTTGCAATTGAACTTATCGGTACTGGCGATCAAGCCGGTTCGTGGGGTAATACCACGAATACCAACCTCGGAACCCTGATCGAGCAGGCCATTTCAGGTTACGTCACTCAGGCCGTTTCAACCGGTACTGATACCACGATCACCATCCCGAACGGCGCGACCGGTGTCGCCCGTAACATGTACATTGAACTGACGGGTACGGGTGGGGCCAGCACGAACCTTATTGTTCCTGCCAACAAGAAACTCTACTTCATCTTCAACAACGC